AGAAATCATACGGGATCTTTCTGGATGTTCTTGGCATATGATAATTATAAAAATTTTGAAGGTACACAAGAACCATATGGACACATTACACAGTATAATGAACTAATAGAGGTTTTTATTACTAATTTTCAACATTCTGTTGTTAAGAGGGGAACTGGAACAAGAGATTCAAATGGTGCACTAGTTGGCCATGATTTTTGGAATATTTCTTTAACACTAGAAGAGGCATAATGTTTATTAATGAAGAACTACAGAACCATTTAGAAACTGCGTCATCAGTTAAGACACAGTCTGCAATTATTGCTGAATGGAATATGAATATATCTTCAAATATTTTACAAATAGGAAATTATCGCTACAGACCAGCAGATGAAGGATCACCTTACAAAAGTATAAACCCATCATTTGATCTAAAGGATGTTGGAAATCATTATACAAACGCAACAGATTCTGATATTATCATTGATGGTGGTTTTAAAGATAACAATACTCCTCAGTTATTTCAACCAGTAAAAGAAAAATTAAAATTACTTTACTCGCTTGAGGATTGTTTTAATCAATTTAGACCACGCTCAGGAATTAACAAGGTTATGTATTTAAATAATAGATACATTCATCATTCTAATAGTAGCATGTCACAAAGACCACGTTATTATATGCCAGATAAAAATGATTCATTTAAATATTGGACATCATATAGAACTGAAGAAAGCGTTGAACGTGGAATTGCAAATAAAGTCGTTTCTGGAAACAATTACATTGATGACGCTGCCCCATATATTGTTTATAAGGATAAGGTCCCAGCAAATAGACTTGTTGTTAAAATGCAAACAAATGTTGGTTCTGTAGACCTTGGCCCATTTACAAATAACTCTGGATCATTTCAAGACCCATTATATGGAGATGCAAATAAGACTACACCAAAAAAATGGAAGATTCAATTTTTACAAAATAATAACTGGGTAGACGTAATTTCTTTTAATAATGCATCAGTTAGAAGAGATGGAACAGCCGTAATAAAAAACGATGGATATGTTGAATTAGCCTATGGGCTTATTGTTCCAGAGAAGTATCGTGATTTTTTTGTTTATGCAGAGACATATGGAACTAGTACATATTTACCAGAACAGTCAGTAACTGGCTATGCATATTTAGTTAAAACTTCAGACACCGACAAAGGCACATTTTATATTTGGACTGGCTCTGCTTATGAGACATTTACGCCAACCTACGGCTGGTACTTAGAAGAAGAGACTGTGGATAGACTAACAAACTTTGTAACAGATCTAACATCACCAGATATATATACAGAGTTGGGTTCCTTGGAGCAAAAATATAGAGAGTTTGAATTTATTGGTGGTGTAAGAGTTGTAGTTGAAACAATGAACAAAATCAACTCCACCTTTGACCTTATTGAAATATCACCAAGACTTGCCGTAGACCTATCGGATAAAACTTTAGATTTTTCTATTAATAAGACTGCAGCAGACCTATCTGGAACTTCTCTGCCAGTGGGACAATTACTTGCTTCAACTGGTTCAATTAATATTTTTGATTATGATAATTCTTTTAATGTTAATAACGCATCAAGCATTATATCTAAATATATTTCAAGACATATACAGTTTAAATTTTATGAAATTATTGTAGATGTAGATGGTTATGATTACTACATTCCAATTAAGACAATGTACTCTGAGGGATTCCCACAATCAGCAGTTGGGACTAGATCAGTAAGTATTGAGTTAAGAGATCTTTATTTTTATTTTGAATCAATGACTGCCCCACAAATGTTAGTGACAGATGTATCAACTAGTTACGCAGTATCCACACTACTTGATACATCTGTCACTTCTAACTATGTATTTAAAAGAGTAGCCAATGAACCAGATAACATTATTCCTTATTTTTATATTGCACCAGATAAAACTGTAGCAGAGGTTCTTAATGATATAGCAGTATCAACACAAACAGCAATGTTCTTTGATGAATACAATAATTTTATTACAATGTCTAAAGAGTTTTTACTGCCAACAACAGAAAATCGTGAGACATCTGCAACACTATATGGAACAAAAGATTTTGAAAGAGATGGTGTTTTTTCTAATAAAACAACTAATACCAAGTTAGCAAATATTATAGAAATTTCATCACAAGATAATCATGTTGTCAATGATGGAAGAATAACATATAATACCAAACACATACAAAGGCAGTATGGCTCAATAAAGCAAGCAAGCATGATAGATCAAGATAAAACATGGATATATAAGCCAGCGCTACTTTGGGAAGCAACAGGTACCGAATTGATTAAATCAGTTAATCAGAACGTATCGAATATGTCAACCTATTCTCTTAGTGCAATACCACTAAATACTACCTTGTCAGCAGATGTGCCAAAGGTTGTTAATAGGGTTGTTGTAAATAACACAATGGACTTGGGAGAGGGAATATCATGGCTAACAAGATATAACGGATATTTTTATGCTAATGGAGAAATTATTAAATATGATGCAGCACAATTTAATATATCAGGATTTGGAAATGTTTGGATTACAAGTGCACTAGAATATAGCAACTATTTTTCTAAATTGCCGTTTAATGGAAAAATTTATCCAACTGGTTTAATAAGAATTTACTCAGAACCTAATTATGAGTCTGTAGATGGAATATTAATGCTTGCTAATGGATCTGTGGCTAAACATGGACGAGGACAATTTGGAACACCTATTGTTGTTCATAATGCAGGTTTAGCATCTCACTGGTCAGATAATTCATATGTTCGTGCATGCCAAATGAAATCACAATATTTATTTGCTACTAGCGATATCCCAGCCACCACTGATGGAGTTGCAGGTATGAAACAAACACTTGCAAATAATACAACTAGAAATGGCATTATTAGAAATTTTCTTTCATCAAAATATTTAACTGAAACTGAAATCAATAGTAAAAAAACTGCTGAAACTGGAACAGTTCAGTCATCTGCTTTGGTAATGAATGGCCCATCTTTTACAACAAAAGACAATCCTTTAGATTATATTTCATATGTTTATAAACCATTAGACAATAAGTTTAGGCATTTTGGAACAAGAATGAGAATTGTTGGAAAGATTGAGAATAGCGAAAGCCGTGGACAGACACCAATTGGATCTTCAATCTATTATACGGTTCCAGGAACAACACCAGATAAAAATATCCAGGTAGGTGGATCCTCTGGTGGTATAGCGGTAATGCTCAATCCAACAAGAAACAATGGATATTTTTTTGAACTTGTAGCACTTACTGAAAATAACATTGATAGTTATTCAGACAAAGACTCTGGTGTTAGCAATGTAATTTTTTATAAAATTAAGAAGGATTCAACAAGTGATCTTGCAGTTCCAGTAAAGTTGTGGTCTGGTCTAACTGAGATTATAACTGATCCAGGAACATTTGTTGGACAGTCGAGGGTATCTGGCCAAGACAAGCAATCAGTCTATGATCTAGGTGTTGAATATTTAGACATAGGAAAAATTAGAAGATTCTTCTTGTATATAAATAATAGACTTGTAGCAACTGTTGATGATTCTGATCCACTACCTAAATATAATAATATGGGGTTGTTTGTTAGAGGTTCATCACGACTCATGTTTGAGAATGTCTACGCTTTAACTCAAAACTATAGCCAGAACACAGTCTATTCTCTTAATACGCCAATCAATAACGTATACTCTGACAGTGAGTTAAATACAAATGATGCATTTAGAAGATATGCAATGAGCGGTGTAATTCAAGGAACCTACTTATCTGGTATTAATACTAATGAGCCACCAGCATATAATATCTACTTTGATGAGTTTGGAACAATCATGAGAGAGGCATCTTATTTTAATATAAGATATGATAAGGCATACCCTGCTTTATATGCAAAACTTTCACCAACATTTAACAGAATTAAAGGATATACAGTTTCTGGTTTCCGTGCAGGATCATACGGTGCTGAGTTTATGGTATTTAATGCAACAGATAAGGCTTTAAGTCTTGATAGTGGTAGTGGCAACTATCTTAGAATTCAAGGAGTGACCTTTACACAAGAATCACAGAATGAGTTAAGTGTCGATGATTATTTTATTAAGAATTCAAATTTTTCTAATCCACAGTTTAAAGGTACCTCACTAGTTTCTTCACCGTTTAAGGTTAGTAAGCAATATGATGATATAAAGGTAAGCAGATTGACCTATGGTAAAAAAGATTTTTCTCTTAATGCACCATATATACAAACATATGATGATGCACACAACATGATGTCGTGGCTAGTAGGTAAAATTACTAAGCCAAGAAAATCTATAGGTATTAAGATTTTTGCAATGCCAACTTTACAACTTGGAGATATTGTTACATTAGATTATGAGCAAGAGGGTGTAGATATTGTTTCTACAAAGGAATCACGGTTCGTAGTATATAATATACAATATGATAAAAATTCTAGTGGTCCATCAATGACAGTTTACTTAAGTGAGGTCGTATAATGGTAGAGCCAACACCTAATTTGCCCACCCTGGTAGAAACCAAGGTAAATGATGGCATTAAGATTGCCACACCAGATATTTTAATTTTAGAAGAAGATATTGTTCCAGTAGAAGTAATGTCAGATTTATTATTTGAAGATATTGGTGCAGAAGAACTTATCAATATTGCAAGACACGATATTGTTAATGGACAAAATGTTATTTACCAGCCAATTAAAAATTTAACAGGAATATATTTACAGTATAATCCACAAAATGTTTTATCTTTACAAAATACCGCAGATAAGTTTTTTAAGAATTTTTCTATCAAGTTTGAAAATAAAATTCCAGATGTTGGTAATGGTCCAAATGGTGAGATTATCTATATTGACCAGGCTACTGGAAATCTAATAATTAACGTGATTAACCTTGCAGACGATGAGCAGGTAGAGGTTCAAATGCTTGGTTCTGGATCACTGTTTAGTGATACAATATATGAGGTGAATAATTAATGATTACTAATATTGGCAAACGTATTTTAGCAAAGTATTTAATTGGCCAGGCTCCAGCCTATGCGTCTTATATTGCTATTGGGTGTGGTGCTAAGCCATTAACACCATCTTCTACATTTGGAGACTATTCTGGAAAAAGCACATTAGATTTTGAGATGTTTCGTGTTCCAATAGCATCTAGAGGATTCGTTAATGAAGACGGAATATCTAAGATAGTTTTTACAGCAGAACTGCCTACAGAAGAAAGATATGAGATTTCAGAGGTTGGAATATTTTCTGCAGGATCAAACACAGCAGCAGGGGCATATGACAGTAAAACACTATTTTCATTCTCACAAGATGAAGGATGGGAAGAACATCTGCTAACTGGTACAA